ATACAAATATCAAAATTAATCATGACTATAGTCTTTTAAGGCTATAGTCTTTTCTAAGGTTACTATATAATATAAAGGTGATTATAAAATGAATTTACTTAACTACTATTATTATTTTGAAAGTGCATTAACTCCTAGAATTTGTGATGATATTATTGCTTACGCAAAGCAACATAAACCAGAGATGGCAGTAACTGGTGGCATAGAAAAGTCTGACGGAACTTCTAGAAAAAAAGACGGCACTTATAAAAAATCAACAATAAAACAATTACATGTAAAAAGAAAATCTGATATTGTTTGGTTAAATGATAACTGGATATATAAAGAAATACATCCATACATTCACGAAGCAAATCAAAAGGCAGGTTGGAACTTTGATTGGGATTGGTCAGAACCTTGTCAGTTTACAAAATATGGAGTTGGTCAATATTATGGTTGGCATTGTGATAGTTGGGATAGACCTTATAATAAACCAAATAGTCCTAAAGAACATGGTAAGATAAGAAAATTATCAATGACTATATCACTATCAGATCCTTCTGAATATGAAGGTGGTAATTTAGAATTTGATTTTAGAAATCAAGTAGATTGGGAACAAAATAAAAAAGCAAAGATACATAGTTGTAATGAAATAAGACCTCGTGGTTCTATAATAGTATTTCCAAGTTTTGTTTGGCATAGAGTAGCACCAGTAACAAGAGGCACTAGATATTCATTAGTTGTATGGAATCTAGGACAAATGTGGAGATAGTATGGACCAATTAAAAATGAGTAATTATTTTGCATGTCCTATTTACAATATTGAAAAACCTGAATGGGTTTCAAAAATAAATAAGGTTTGTGATAAACACATCAAAGAATCATACAAAAGAGAAAAACCTAATCAATTAAAAAAGAAAAAAGAATTAGGCACTAAACATTATAATGCGGTAAAAGATCATGGTATGTCATATCATTCAGGAGATATTGATAAAGAACCTGAGTTAAAAGAATTTGTTGATTACTGTGGTGACACAGCATGGAATATATTAGACGCTCAAGGATTTGATATGTCTAACTACACAATGTTTTTTACAGAGTGTTGGGTACAAGAGTTTAGTAAAAATGGTGGTGGTCATCATAATACACATATTCATTCTGATAATCATATATCAGGTTTTTATTATCTTAAATGTTCACCTAGAACATCATTACCAGTTTTTCATGATCCAAGACCTGGTGCATTAATGACTGGATTAAAACAAAAAAATAAAAGACAGGTTACATATGCTAATGACTCAGTTCATTATATTCCTAAACCAGGTAGTTTAATATTTTTCAATTCTTACATGCCACATCAATACACAGTACATGATGGTTATGAAGATTTTAGATTTATACATTTTAATATACAAGCAATTCGTAATGAAATAATACAAGGAGTTAAAGAAAATGCCTAAGACTAATTTTGATAAAAATAATTATATTGTAATTAAAAAAGCATTAGAACCTAACATTGCAAATTTTATATACAATTATTTTTTAATGAAAAAACAAGTGGCAAGAACGATGTTTGACACAAAATTTATTTCACCTTATACTACTGAGTGGGGTGTATGGAATGATGATCAAGTGCCAGAAACATATTCTCATTATGGTGATATAGCAATGGATACTTTACTATTAAGAACACAACCAATAATGGAAAAACACACTGGTATGAAGTTAATACCTACATATTCATATGCAAGAATATATAAAAAAGGTGATGTATTACATAGACACAAAGACAGATATTCATGTGAAATATCAACCACTATGAATTTAGGTGGTGATGATTGGCCAATCTACATTGAAAATGATCCTACAAAAGGTGGGGTGACTGATAAAGGTTATAAATCAGATATGACTGACGGTAAAAAAGTAGTTCTTAAACCTGGTGATATGTTAGTTTATAAAGGTAATCTGTGTGAACACTGGCGTGAGGCGTTTGAAGGTGAAGATTGTGGTCAAGTTTTCTTACATTATAATAATGCAAAAACTAAAGGTTCAAAAGAAAATCAATTTGATGGTAGATTGCATTTAGGTTTACCTTCATGGTATAAAGGCAAAGAAATATAATATACTGTTAAAAATACATAAATAGTATGAACAGGAGATTACAGTATGCCAACAACCACAGTAACAACTGCACCAAACGTGGCTGCCATTGCAAATTTAACAATGGATCAAGGGTCAACATTTAGTACAGTAATAACAGTATATCAAAACGATAGTATTCTTGATTTAGCAGGGCACACAGCGGCAGCACAAATTCGTAAGTCTTATTCTTCTTCAACATCTACTGCATTTACAACAGCAATAGACTCTACAACTTCGACTGGTAAAATTACTTTAAGTTTGACACCAACACAAACAGCAGCGCTAGAAGAAGGTAGATATGTTTATGATTTAGAGATAACTAAAACTGCTGATAGCACAGTAACAAGACCAATACAAGGAACTGTAACGGTAAGACCAAACGTTACAAGATAAATTATGGCAAAAGATAATGTTGATGTTACCTCTGATTTAAGTTCATTATTAAGTGAATTATCTAAAGTTAAAAAAGAGGAAGACAAAAGTAAACAAAAAAAAGTAGAAGAAATTAATAATGATGTTTCTTTTGCTTCTATGATGGCAGAACTATCACAAGTAGCAAAAGATACAAAGAAAAAGAAACTACTTGTAGAACCTGAAAAGAAAAAAGAAAAAGAAGTTACTACTAAAGAAGAAAAAATAAGTTTACTATCTCAACTATCACAACTTGCAAATGAAACAAAGAAAGAAGAAAGTTATGAAATCGGGAAAGACTACGCAGACCACACCAAAGAAATTACGCCGGGTCAAGAAAAACCTAAAAAGAAAAGAGCAAGAAAACGAAAATCTGTGGACACCTTGGAACACAGGCAACCCGAAAAAACAAAAGCGCCAACGACCGTTGCACCAATAGTAGATTTAACAACAAAAGAATTAAGTAAAAATAAATCACTAAAAGAACAACCAGAATTAAACTCTTTAGATGAAATGAAAAAAGAGTTTCAAAAGTTCAAGGATATTGTCACACAACAAATGTCAACCATAGGTGGTGGCGGTGAAGTTAATTTAAGAAAACTAGATGACGTTGACGATAGCGCCAAACAAAATGGTTTTGCATTAAAATATAATTCAAGCACAGACAAGTTTGACTTTGGTGAAGTCGCAAGTGATTTATCAGCAGTAGATCAAGATATTATACCAGATCAAACTAATCTAAGAAACTTAGGTAGTTCATCAAAAAGATTTAATGATTTATTTCTTGCAGGTGATACAATTGACCTTGCAGGTGCAACAATTAGTTCAGACGGAACAGGAACAATTGCAATATCAGGTACAGGTGCTACATTGCCCGCAGGTTCAAAAGCAGGCACAAATGAGTTAGCGGTTGTATCAACAGGTAGTGCAGGTTCTGCTGGTCAAGTATCAAGAGTAGTGCCTTTTTTTAGTGCATCAGGAGGATTATCAACAAAGAACACAGACTTTGAGTTCAATGCTATTATTGACGAGAAGTTTGTTTTTACAGGAACAAAAACATTTACATTGGCAAATGGTAGTGCGTTAGCAGATAGCGACCCTACTCTTTTTCAGTTCTAAATATAAGATATGGCAGATAAAAAACCAATAAGAGCCGTCTTTAATGACAGTAATGTCGCAACAGGATTGGCAGAATTTCAATCAGGCGATACAGTAGGACTAACGCATGGTGGTCTTGGTGTATCACTATCAATAGGTAGTGCAGGTCAAGTATTGAAAGTAAATTCTGGTGCAAGTGCATTAGAATTTGGTAATGTAGAGGCAATCGTAAATATTGACGGTGCAACTGACAAGACAAGTGCAACATTAACAACAACTGATTTATTACTTGCTTCTGATGGTGGTAGTGAAGGTAGAGTTACACTTGCACAATTAGATACTTTATTTTCTGGCACATCTAAAACACTTACAAATAAAACATTAACAGCACCAACTATTTCAACTCCTGCTATTACAGGTGATACAACCACAACTGGTAGTATTATTTTTGAAGGCAGTACAGCAGATAGTTTTGAAACAACACTAACAGTTACAGATCCAACAGCAGATAGAACAATTACAATACCTAATGTTACAGGTACAATTGTTACAACTGGTGATACTGGTTCAGTTACAAACACAATGTTAGCAGGTTCTATTGCGGCGTCTAAACTTGCAGGTAGCATAGGTAATTCAAAATTAAGTAATTCATCAATCACAGTTTCAGATGGTTCTAATACAAGTGCTGTATCATTAGGTGGCACACTAACTTTTGCTGCAACAGCAAATGAAACAACAGTAGCAGAAAGTTCAGG